AAACAAGATGTCAAAAAGGACACATTCAGTGGTTTTAAATTATAGTTTGTGATTAAATAGAGGAAAGTGTATGAGACCTTCTCCACCTTTCCCATCGCATCCTGAATATATGAATGGAAGACTTAAAAAGATAGACATGACTGCTAGACTTGATCAGATGAAAGCAGGTCTTGCAAGTAAGAGTTGGTATCCTGAATGGGATGATCGTCAAAGAGGGGCAGCTCAACGCATTCTAAATAATGCATTGGATGTCCTTGACGAGTATGACTATTAAGTATGAGAATCCTTGGAGATATAATTCAAAAGTATTTGAATCTACAAATATAGGTGATCATTATGGATTTGTTTACTGCATAACAAATAAAAAAAATGGTCGTCAATATATTGGACGTAAATACTTCTGGCAGTTTAGAACCCCAAAGGGTAAAAAACGCAAAGTAAAATCTGAATCTGATTGGAAAAAGTATTATGGGTCTTGTCCAGAACTTAAAGAAGAGATTGGGAAGATGGGCAGAGAAAATTTTAGTCGAACTATCCTATCATTACATCATACAAAGGGCAAAACAAACTTCGAGGAAACCAGACAACTCTTTGCACACGGAGTTCTTACAGAGCAACTTGACGACGGAACACCAAAGTTCTATAATAGTAACATCCTCTCAAGATACTTTAGAAAAGATTACTATGAAACCAAAGACGACTGATGAAATAGTCGCACATGCAAGAGAGTGGGCTATTGATAAAATAGAAACATCTGAATTATGTGGAGAAAAAATCGCACTCTATGCAGAATTTGAGGAGTGGATTGAATTAGATGATGTAGAACACCTTGACATCATATCATTAGAACAAAATCCAGAATGAAAAAGTTTGAATTTAAACCGTGGGGTTGGTATCTAACTCTCGATGAACATACTGATTATAAAGTAAAAAGAATATTCGTGAAACCAAACGAACAATTTTCTTTACAATATCATAATAATCGTGAGGAGCATTGGACTATCCTTGAGGGGATAGGAACCATAACGCAGGATGATATTACATCAACTATAAAACCTGGTGAATCTGCTTACATTCCACCTAAACAAATTCATCGTTTAAATGGTGGAGATGATGGTATATGGTTTATAGAAGTACAGAGAGGAGAATGTAGAGAGGATGATATAGTTAGATTAAAAGATGATTACGGTAGAGTTAAATGAAAGAACAATGTTAGTAGTAAGATGCAAACAATGTAATAAAGAAGTTAAAGAGGGCGATCATAGTTGTGGTTGTCCAAATATGCTTTTGGTAAAATGTGATACCTTTACTGCCTCTGATTTATCTAAAACTATTATCGTAACTGATAGTAGGAAGAGAAGTAAAAAGGAAGGGTTAACCGACTCTGATCTTGCATGGCAGGAGCAAAGAAGAAAGCGTAAAATTCGCAGATTAAATTTTGAAATTAGATAAATAATAATACTTAAATCAACAACTTGTCGTGTAGCTTTAGACAAGGAGGTTTAAGAGAAGCATTTTAAAACCAGATGACAGACCACTCTATTGAGTCAGAACTCAAGGAAGTCCATAAGAAGTTGAGTGATATTGAAAAAAAACAAGAGATGATGTCAAAATTATATCAACTAGATAGGGACAAGAAAGCAAAGATGGGGGAAAGACCCTCCACACATATACGGGAAATGATGTAGTATATTGTTATAAATAATCACTTGACGCACCTGCTATAATAGAAGCATATCTATGCCAACAATGACAGAAGATAAAATTAAGAGTATCTGTTACACTAAAGCAGAAGTGGATGCGATGGTTGCTGCTGCCTTGGAAGAGGCACGAGAGATTGATAGACTTTCTATGGAGAAGCATAATCGTGAAGCAACTATTATTAGTATGATATTAGGGTTTACCGCACTAGCATTATTTCTTGATGGATTACTTAGAATACTAGGTATCATCCCTCCATTTGCTGGACTGGATGTTGACATTATAGATAGAATTGTAGAGAGAGTGGAAACTGATATCATGCCAATGTTGGATAAATTACCAGGCATATGAATCCATTAACTGATTTTCTATTTACTTTTACTTGGTTTGCCCTTTTCGTAGTAGCGGTTCGCTCAATAGTAAGAGGGTGGCAAATAGGTAGTGAAGGTTCTTCTCCTATGGGCATACGTGAAACTAGAAGGACTGTCACTAAAGCAATTCATCCTGAGATGAGAGATGTAAAGCAAGGTGATGAATTAATGGTTGTTAACTTTGGTTCCAAGGCATGTGATATTGATGAATATAATCAATTGCAGGAAAGGATACGGGAGTTACAGTCTAAGTTAGAAGAGTCTATGGATGACGATGACGATGATGATGGAGATGTACCAGCACTATTAAAGAAATGAAAGAATTTTTACTATTCGTTATGAACTTCTTAGACTTTTGGTTTATACCATTGTTTATTTGTTTAGTTGTTGCCTTTATTATAGAAAGAGTAACAAAATTTAGAGATAATTTTTCCGAAGCAGACATTGCAATAGCAGTTAGAGTCAGACGATTTTTTTGGAATCAAAACTTATTGTTTAACATCACTTGGTTTTTCTTGTATTTTGTAGTATCATTTATGTTACGGACACCTGCCTCGCAAATGCCTAACGCTGTGTGGCAGGGGTAGCCTATATAATTCATACAAATCAATTATCATGAAAATCTTTTTAGACACTGCTGAAGTATCTGAAATTGCAAAAGGATTTAAAACTGGACTTGTCGATGGTCTTACAACTAATCCTACATTAATTAGAAAGAGTGGTAGAAATCCAGAAGAAGTCTACCAAGAAGTAAAAGACTTAGGACTCCGTGATATAAGCATGGAGGTCGTTGGAAATGATCTTAATATGATTTCCGAGGGCAAAAGACTGCACAAAAAATTTGGTAAGGTTGCTACAATCAAAGTCCCATGTACACCAGATGGACTTACTGCATGTAGAGAGTTATCAGAAAATAATATAAAGGTCAACGTAACACTTATATTTTCTCAAGCACAAGCAATCCTTGCTGCAAAAGCAGGTGCTGCATATGTATCACCATTCGTAGGTAGAGTTGATGATAATTCATTTGGTGGGTTGTGCTTAGTAAAGGATATTGCAAACGTTTTCCAAAGACATGATGTTACTACTGAGGTTCTAGCAGCATCTCTTCGAGGAGTGAGAGATGTTGGTAGAGCTTTTGAGTATGGTGCAGATATTGTTACCATGCCAACAGCAGTATTCCACAAAATGTATCAACATGTTCTTACCGATAAAGGTTTAGAGCAGTTTGACAAAGATCACGCAGCAACCCTAAACGAATGAAAACTATTACTATAGAAGAATATGTAAAAGATTCTGATAGTATTATTAAAAGAGTTGAACAAGGAGAAAAGATTGCGGTCACAGATGGACAAATACAGGCAGTATTAGTTCCATCTGATGAGTACGTTCGTCTTCATACTATGGGAGGTAGTGCAGAAACTTGACACACTCTAATTAACCCTTTATACTTTTACTGTCAACCAAACAAAGCAATGACGCTTACTTCAAAGTTTAAGAAAGATCTCAGAACACTAGAATCAGCAGTTAGAAAAGAGATTTATCTAGATGTAAAAAATCCCAAATTATACAAGAAGGTTAAGAAATATTACAAAAACGTAGAAATGATAGAATTTACTGGCGAACCGCTAGAGGATTATGATATACTAATGGATGTAATGGCAGAAGACCTAAAGGTCTTAACTTAAATGAACGTTCTTCTTGACAGATTTCCTTATCGTTATGTTGAGTCTGGAACTCTAGATAATGGTAAACCAGACTTTCGCATCCAAAAGATGGATAGTTACACGAGGAGATACAAGGACATGTATCTTTGTGATAATGGTATGCAGTTGACCACTGCTATGGAAGATTTTGAATACACCAAATGGTTAGACCCTGATGGTGTTCCTGCTTACACTAAAGGTGATTACTATGAGTGAAGAGTTCAACCGCATTGCATCAGCACTCGAAAGGATTGCTGATGCTTTAGAGAGGAAATGGCATATTGATATTGATCACGGTCATATTGAACATATTGATGCCATTGATCATGCCCATATTGATGATATTGGTGAGATACATGGTGATGTTACAACCCATCCTAAACCCTTTTAATCATGCCTAAAGAAGTAAAGTATGTTCCTGTAGTGGAACCAAAATCAACTTCATGTGTAGAGTATATTGAACTTGGAAGAATAGTTACTCCTCAACCAGTATTTAAAAAAGATACTGTATTTGTTAGAGTGCTGCAAAGGTGTATAGGTAATCCAGAAGAAACTTTTGAGACAGAAAAAACTTGGACATATGATGTTCCATGGCCTGTTGAAGAAGTTAAAGTTGAAGAAAAAATAGATGAAAAGGTTAAAGCAAGAGTTGTTTTATAAATAATCACAGATAAAAAGATTAAGATTATGTCAAAAGGAACAGCAGGAAAGTCAGCAAGTGGAGCATCTATGTCAAAGTATGATGTAGAAGTGGAGGCAAGACTTCAAGCATTAGAAAAAGCAGTTGCAGACATTGCTGCTAAATGTGATGCAAGAGCATCTGGTGGCGGTGGCGGTGGAGAAAGAGTTGATAAGTTGATTGACTGGATGACTAGTGTTCCTGCATTCTCTAATGAAATGCCAGTTCATTATGATGAGGAGACGGGTCAGGATAATCATCACCTAGATTTCTAAGTTTTGATTTCATCAAATATGTAAAAAGGGGTTGACATACCCCTTTTTTAATGCAATAATATATTTGTTGAGTTGACGAACCCAACACGGGAGTGACTGAATCAAACTTGCTGGCATAAGGCTAGTTAAGGTGATGAGACAGAGGTGGTGCTCGCTGGCAACTGTCCGAAGGGATAGAACCAGAATCGACTTACCAGTCGGGTCTCAGACAGTAAGGTAAAAATCTACTAATGTAGCAATGCCCCTTACTTGTTGGTATACATTAATCCAACCTCCCACCCTAAATATTAAAAATTAAATTAGATAATGATTGGTTTTAATGCTCTTGGACATCTTGGAAGATTGGGAAATCAGATGTTTCAATTTGCAGCATTAAAGGGCATTGCTAGAAATAGAGGATATGAATATTGTCTTCCACCATCAAACTCTACAACTGAGTGGAAAGATCATCATCAATACTATCATGCTGTGGGTCAAGGTGCTGCACAGCATTTGTTATTACAACCATTTAAGTTATCTAATACAAGTCAGTTAAATTTACAATACATTGATAAGAAGAGACCAGTAGTTCAAGAAGGTAGTTTTACATTTAACGAAGATTTATTTAATAACTGTCCTGATTGGGTTGACCTACAAGGGTTCTTTCAAACAGAAAAATATTTCAAGCATATAAGAGATGAGTTGAAGAAAGACTTTGAGTTTAGAGATGATATATCTATCCCATGTAAAGAAATGATGGCAGAAATACAGGAACCAGTATCTTTACATATTCGTAGAACAGATTATATTACTAATCCTAATCATAGTGCTCTTGATCTAGGATATTATGAGAAAGCACTTAAGCAGTTTGATAGAACTTCTACCATTGTAGTGTTCTCTGATGATCCTGATTGGTGTAACGAGCAGAAGTTATTTGCTTCTGATAGATTTTTAGTTGCAGAAGAGAATAGTGCTTACGTTGACCTGTGTTTAATGACTTTGTGTAAGGGGCACATCATTGCTAACAGTTCTTTCTCATGGTGGGGAGCATGGTTATCTGATAGTGAATTAGTAGTTGCACCAGAAGATTGGTTTAGGGGTTCAGAGAATGCAGATAAGGATACTAGTGATATAACACCTAAAAGTTGGATGAGAATCTGATGAAAGTTGCTATTACGTTTATTGGAACAGGAAAATATCTAGACTATCTGCCACAATACTATGAAAATATTGAAAAATATTTTCTACCTAATAGTGAGAAAACTATACTTGCATTCACAGATGGTGAATTGAATGACACACCTGATAATCTTATTCATTATCATCAAGAGCATCTCAACTGGCCCTATATTACTCTCAAGAGGTTTGAGATTATCAATAAGGCAAGGAAAGAGATTGATAAAAACGATTGGGTTGTGTTTATTGATGCTGATGCTATTCCCGTAACTACTATTACAGAGGAAGAGTTCTTTCCAGACAAACCTTTGTTCGGTGTACATCATCCATGTCATGCTCTTGGTATGGAACCACATAATAAACCACCTGGTGCATACGACCAGACCAAAGGGTCAGAAGCATATGTTGATTATGCAAAAGAAAATCCTGAGATATATTACCAAGGATGTTTTTGGGGTGGCAAAACACCCGAAGTGTGTGATATGATAGATGAGTTAGAGGCAAGAACTAATCGTGACCTAGAAAAAGATATCGTGGCACTATGGCATGATGAGAGTCACATTAACAGATACTATCTTGATAAAAAAGAATTGGTACATACGTTCGGACCTGAGTATGCATTCCCTGAAGTATTCAAACAGCATTGTAATTTTGAACCAAAGATAGTACATCTAGCAAAAGATAATTCTGAATATCAAAAATGAGTATAACAAATAAAATTATTACTAATAAAGATTTAATTGCTTTTAACAATTATCTTGACAGTAATAATTTAAGAAAAAGATACGGAGACAGACCAGATTCTCTTTGGTATAAGGAAGATTGTTATGTTAAATGGGCATCATGTTTAATGATGTTTGATGATGTAAAAAGACCTGCGATAAAGGTTGTTGATCTTGGTGTTGGTGATGGTCCTATAGCTCATGCAATCTCTCATCAAGGATATGATGTTGTAGGTGTTGATTTAACTAGAGTAAATCATCCATACCAAAGTTTAGTTGTCATGGTATTGAAAGATGCTATAGAATTTCTTAAAGGATATGAAGATGAAACGGTTGATGTATTCTTAGATAGTTGTTCTGTAACTCATTTTAATTTTACTAGTACAACTAATGATGGATGGGCAAGTGTATTTAAGTCAGTTAAGAGAATATTAAAACCTGGTGGATATTTTTTAGTGTCGTCGGATATTAAATTTGAGCAAGATGCTGTAGGAGAGTTTATTAGTCCAGAGGTAATTGTTAATACTGCTGAAGAGTGTGGGTTGACATTAACATCAGAAGTTGATTATAATAGAGATGATGCTATAAGCAGAACTGAAACTGGTTATGGTGTTCTTGGTGTAGCAAATTTTTGTTTTAAGAAAACATGATTAAACTTTTGATTATTGATGTTGATGGTATCATGACAGATGGTATCAAATATTACAATCGTGAAGGTGAAGTAAAATTAAAAACATTTTGTGATAAAGATTGGACATCGATAAAAAGGTTTCGTGCATCAGGAGTGAATGTAGTATTTTTAACTGGTGATGGATATAATGTAAGCATACTTGAGAATAGAAATCTTCATGTTATCACTAATCGTGGAGAAGGATTTCATAGTGATAAAGCAAACTACTTAGAAGAAATATTGAATGAGTATCAGTGTCGTGCAGAAGATACTTCTTTCATAGGTGATGATTTATTTGATATTGGTATTATGAGAAAGGTAGGATATCCTATCTGTGTTCAGAATGCTCCTGCTATTGTCAAAGAGAATGCACAATCTTTGCCAGTTAGTGGTGGTAATAATGTTTTGATGCACCTGTTTGAATACTTGGAGTCATCTAACTTGATACCTTCACTTAAGTATGAGGAGGTGGTTGATAAAATCTATGATTTAGATATAAAGGAAAAGTTCTAATGAAAGATATATCTCTCTATGGTCATTTGACTATTGATACTTTACTTGAGGGAGAGACTGAAAAGAAAACTCTTGGGTCAATAGCAAATGTATGGAAAGCTTTATTAGAATTAGATTGCAGTTTGAAAATTGGATTGTCTCCTATGGATATAGGACATGCACTAATCTATATTGATACTGAGGCAGCAGCAAGATATAGTAAAGGCACATTAAATCTTAAAAAAATTACTCCGAAGATCCATAATTCAAAGGTGCATCATTTATTATACTTAAATGAAATGTCTGACACTAGATTTATATCTTCTCTCGATGGTATAATCACTGCAGATGTATGTGTAGGTAAACCGCTAATGAAAGAGGTTCTACCTCAGATAGATTATCTTTTTATATCTGATGAGGATTGTGATGACTTTGATGGATTAGTGGAAGCAACTAAAGGATGGGTGATACTTCATAGTGCAACTGGTAGTATTTGCTCTAATGGTAAGGAAAAGTTTAGTTGGAGAATGCCTGAGAGTGATATATTGAAGAATGTAAACGTTTTAGGTGCAGGTGATATGTTTGCTGCTTGCTGTCTGTATAAATTATTAGGCGAAGATAATGATATAAGAGATTGGATTGAATTTGCACATCGTAAAACTACTGAAATTCTTAGGTATTACACAACATGAAACCGAATATTCTAATCCCTATGGCAGGTCTAGGGAGTCGTTTCGTCAAGGAAGGATTTAAAGTTCCAAAGCAGATAATCAATATTAAAGATAAGCATCTGATTGATATATCATTAGATTGCCTTGACTATAAGGATTGTAATTTAATTTTTGTACTCAGGGATGAGCATGTATATAATCATCATATGGATGAACTTCTCAAGAAGAAGTTTGGTGATGATATTACGATAGTAATTTTAGATCAATTGACTGAAGGTTCTGTATGTAGTTGTCTGTTTGCTGAAGAGTATATTAATAACGATGCTCCACTTGTAATTCATACTTTAGATATAGAATTTCGTCCAGTATTTAATCCTCATGTGATGGAAACATTGAATGCTGATGGATTGATTCTTACTTTCAAATCTAACTCTATCAATTACAGTTATGCTCAATTGGATAGTAATGGTATTGTAACTAAGACGGCAGAGAAGAAAGCAATAAGTCCAAATGCATGTGTAGGAATCTATGGATTTAAGAAAGGATCTGATTTCTGTAAGTATGCTAGAGAAATGATTGATAGAAATCTTAGAACTAAGAATGAGTTCTATATCTCACCTCTGTATAATGTTCTCATTGAAGATGGTAAGAAGATTGTAACTGAAGATGTGGATAAGATGCATATCTTTGGAACTCCTGATGAGTATCATTTCTATAAGGATAATGTAGTACAGAAGATTGGAGATAAACCAATTGCTCTATGTTCAGACCATTCTGGATTTGAGGCAAAGGAACAATTTAAAGAACTTCTTGAACATAATAATTTGGAGTATATTGATTTTGGAACTATCTTGAATAAAGATTGTGATTATAGAGATTATATTGCTCAGGCTGCTAAGGCAATACAAGAAAATGATTGTCACTTTGGATTTGGATTCTGTAGGTCAGGGCAGGGTGTGAACATTTGTGCTAACAAGTATAAAGGTATTCGGTCAGCATTGATTTATAATGAGTATGCTATGGAGATGTCCATCAGGCATAACTGTGCTAACTTCTTTGCTATTCCTGCTAAGAGCACAGACCAAGCAACTCTTGCTAGGTATTTAAAAATTGCTCGTGAAAATAGTTTTGATGGTGGCAGACATCAAATTAGAATACAGGAGTTAGAATGAAACAATCAAACATAAACGATTTTAAGGGAGGATGGTTTGTTGGAGACTTTGAACCATCAATATTTAAGAACCCTTTCTTTGAAGTAGCACATCATAGTCATAAAAAAGGATGTGAAACCTTTCCACACTACCATAAAGTCACTCAAGAGTTAAATTATATTTTGCGTGGAGAGGTCAAAGTATCTGGCAAACATTTTAAAAGTGGAGATATGTGGATTTATGAACCCAATGATGTGTCTGATGTTGAGTTTTTAGCAGATACAGACTTGGTTATTGTTAGATGGCCATCAATTCCTTCTGATAAGTATATGGTATGAAACTAATTGCTCATCGGGGAAATACACATGGACCTGATGCTAAACAAGAAAACAATCCTGATTACATTGACAAATGTTTATCAGAAGGGTATGATGCAGAGATTGATGCAAGATATGATCCTTTAACAACTGTTTTTTGGTTAGGTCATGATGAACCTCAATACAAAGTGAGTTGGAAGTGGATGGCAAATCGTCATGAACTCTTGTGGATACATTGTAAAGATATTACAACTCTCCATGAGTTTACTAAGTATAAGCATACAAAGTATCAATACTTCTGGCATCAAGGAGATGACTTTACTTTGACAAGTAACAATTATATCTGGACATATCCAGGTAAACCTTATACACCTAGTTCTATAATAGTAATGCCAGAAGAAACTATACCAGTACATAATATAACTGATCTTAGAGCAGTTCATTGTTATGGTGTTTGTACAGATTACCCATCAGAACTAAAATGAAAAAACTTTTAACAAGTTTAATAGCAGCATCAATGTTACTACCTACAACGGTACTAGCAAATTCTATTAGACCAGGATCGGTTACACATAAGACATTAAATCAGAGAACAAAAGGACCGACTTGCCTTGTGCTAGTAGATGATGGGGAATTTGTGGAAGAGAAGTGGAAGAAATGTGAGGTAGTAATAGATGAGACAGGTGTAACACACCCCATAGGTAAGATCACTAATGTAGTTCAATGGAACACCGAAGAGAAAGAATTTAATGTAGCAGGTGGAATTGTTGGTGGTGCTGCTGGTGCTACTGTAGGTTTTGCTGCTGGTCTTGGTACGTGCGTGTTTGCAGGACCATTCTGTTTAATTACAGCACCAGCATTAATGAACACTGGAGGTGGAATTGGAGCAGGTGCTGGTGGTAAAGGTAGTGGAAGATTCTTTACTGTGGTTGGTGATGATATTAATGGTAGAAGATTGATACAAGAGTTTCATTACAGTTCAGGTAGAACAGTTAAGAAAGCACAGAAGGAGTTGCTAAAGACAACTCAACTAGCAGAGGGAGAAGTTAGATGAAACTTGCACTTTGTTTTTCAGGACAACCTAGATTTGTTAATGAGTGTTCTGATTTAATACTATCTAATGTTATACAGGACTATAATGTAGATGTTTTTGCACATCTATGGTTTGATGATGCACTACAAAGTCAACCTTACAAGCATGGTGGGGATGGTAAATGGAAAGATCAGAGGATACCTAGAACTGCTATTGATGATTTTATAAACACATACAATCCAAAAGATATACTAGTAGAACCAAGTAAGTTCTTTGGAGACCCAGACTTAGATAAAGATTTTGAGTTGTCTGAGAAAAAGTATTGGGCAGGTGGTATAGAAAATCAACCCAACTTTCAAGAAAGACAGATAAACAATAGTCTTTCATACTTCTATAGTCTATCTGAAGCAAATAGATTGAGAAAACTATACGAATATGAGAATAAAATTAAGTATGATTATGTTATAAGGTGTAGAACAGATAGTCAGGTTAATGAAAAGATTGCTTATGAAAATTATGAACCACAAGCTGTACATTTTACATCACTAATGGCACCTCCACCATTCTTAAATGATTGGTTCAACTTTGGTGGTTCTGAAGCGATGGAGGGATTTATGGGAGTCTTCCCTTTGCTACGATACTTGATGCTTCAAACTAAATGTAGTCGTGAAGATACTTGGTGTATTGAGTTAGTTCACGTTGAACTACTGGAAACTTTGGGTATCCCTCTCGAAAGACATCCATTCTCTGTTACTCTTCCTAGATTCTAATGAAAATTGTTATATGGGGGCATCCCCTCTACTCACATACACATTCCTACGTTCATCAGGGATATTACAATGGGTTTAAAAGTTTAGGTCATGATGTCCATTGGTTTCATGATGATGATTATCCAGAAGACTTTGACTTTACTAATACCTTATTCATAGGTGAAGGGTTTGCTGATAAGAAAATACCTATCAATGATAGTAGCACATACTTTATAATGTATCTTCCTGACCCAAGGAAGTATGATGGTGTGAAGAGATTGATTGATGTTAGATTGACTGCTACTAACTGTAAGGATCATATCTATGACTTCTCTTTTGACCAGAGTAAAGCAATAAGTATGGGTCCAAGTGTATGGTTTGAACCAAAGAAGAGTGGGTTAGTGCATATTAAGAATGATTATATAGATGTTGATGTGCCTGACGTAGATAAGATGTACATCAGTTGGGCAACCAATTTATTACCAGAGGAGATAAACTTTGATGATATGTATATGGAAAGAGAGAATGCCATATACTTCTGTGGAACTATATCACCACACGGTCAATGCGAGAATTGGTCACTATGGGAACCATTTATTAAGGAGTGTTCAGAGAATGGTATAGACTTTCATTGTAATGATGTGTGGTCTAATCCTCTACCATTCAGTGAAGTTCAGAAGCAAGCACAGAAATCTATCTTAGGTGCTGATATACGTGGTCCTTGGCATGTAGAAACTCGTGTAGTGACTTGTAGAGTGTTTAAGAACATAAGTTATGGTCACTTAGGTATGACTAACTCAGAGCAAATCTATCAAGAGATGGATGGCAATATGGTATTTAATTCTGATACCGCACAATTGTTTCATGATGGGATGTCAAATCGTAAAAACTATGATATGATACGTAAAGGTATGCAATACGTAAAAGAGAACCATACATACGTTAATCGTTGTAGTTCGGTTCTTAAGATCTTTGAGGAAGGTGAATGAAGACTGCTTTAATTACAGGAATTACGGGACAAGATGGTTCTTATCTTGCTGAACTTTTATTAGAGAAAAACTATAGAGTGCATGGATTGATTCGTAGGAACTCCACATCAGATGGAACAGATCGAATCAATCATTTACTCAAGCTCCCATCTATCACATTACACTATGGTGATATGACAGACTTTGCTTGTCTTGCACAATTAATAAAAGATATTCAACCAGATGAGATATACAATCTAGCAGCACAAAGTCATGTAAAGGTATCATTTTCTAATGCACTCTACACTGCCGATGCAAATGGTTTAGGAACTCTTCGCCTCCTTGAGATTATTAAACTTCTAGGAATGGAAAAGACTACTAAATTTTATCAGGCAGGTACGTCTGAGATGTTTGGTGAAGTGCAGTCCATACCACAGAGAGAGGACACACCTTTCTATCCACGCTCTCCTTATGGTGTAGCAAAGTTATATGCCTATTGGATTACAAAAAATTATCGTGAAGCA